TACTGACGTACCTGTTCTGAGGGCAGAGCGAGCAATACCAATGCCAGCACCGCCAAATGGCAATGCAACAAAGTTAACAGGGTCAAACATACCTGCAAAGAATTGAGACATAATTGGTGAGCGAGCTAATGTGTTTCTGCGTTTAATGTTTGCATCTAAAGATGCCTTGAGGTCTTTCATATGGTTTGCGTTTTGAGCCAGTATCAATTCATTGCGATACATCTCATACCCTTCCATGTCATTTGTAGAGACATAGTTGGGGTCTACTTCATCGCCATACTTAATCTTGTTGGATATGTAGTCCATGATAGGAGCGTACTGATAGCCCATTGTTGCGCCTACAGTATCAAAGAAATCAGGCGAAGGGCTAAAGTCTGTCTCGCCATAAAATCTTTTGTTTGTAGAAAATGGGTCGTAAAGCATTAGTTGCCCTCATCACCAATAGAAAAACTATTTTCACTACCTGTTACAGGAGCAAACTTGCCATCTAAGAATTGTGCAAAGCCGCCACTAAGTTCTGGATTCAACGGAATAGTAGACATATCACTTTCAAGTATTGGACTTGTTGTACCCTGCTCAATTTGTTGTTGACGCTGATACTCCATAAACAACCAGTCATCACTGCTATAGTCTTGTGGTGGTGCAACGCTTTTCTTCAAATCTTTAAGATTTACATAAATAAACTCGCTGGTCTTTGGGTGCTGATATGGCTGTATAGTCCCATTCTCAATAACAGATAATTGATAAATAACATCTTCGCCTGTGCCAGTTGACTCACCAGCAATCGGAGTAAGAAAAACTTCTTGCTCATCTCCCGTTTGAAGAGAGTCACCTCCTCTATCAAGAACATCTAAATCTTCTATCGAAAGTCTAGCACCAAACTCAATAAGAGTTCTTTCTTTACGAGAAATACGAGCGTTAGCACCTGACTCTGCAAGAAACTCATTAAAGTTAGCAATAGCCTTAATTCTAGCACTTTTGTCCATAAACTTAGCCAAACCAAATGCAGACTTGAATGGCTCGCCTGAACCGCTATTGATAACATAACCCTCTGTATCAACAAAATGTTCGTCCATCATTGTATCAATGGTTTCGTCAATAGTATCTGGGGCCATACCTGCCGCTACAAAATACTCAATCAAAGGCTCAAAGTATTCCCTTGCCGCAAAACTACCTTCGCCGACTTTATCAGCAACAAAACTGTCAATAGTCTTTCCGCCCAAAGCAAATGTTTTCTTGTCTCCAAATGCTTCTTTATTAGCTGGGTCTAAATTAAAGCGCATGGTTTGATAAACTTGCGCGGCGTTCTGACCGCCTCGTAAATTTTTTACAGCATGACTAATGGAGGTCATCATATCAAATGTATCCTCACCTAAGTCTGAATTAGACCACACATTAAACGTGCCGCCTACTCTGTCAGGCCTTGATTCAAGCCTAGCCCATATATCAAAGGCTCTGTTTATTTGAGTTTCTGTAAAATCTTGGCGACCTTCAGCAATAGCTTGGAATGTCGTTCTAAGGTTTTCACCAACAAAACCTGCTTTAACCATACTTGGCGCAAGGGCATCAAACTGTGCATATCCTTCGTCTGAAAGAAAATACAAAGGAGTATTTGCATTATCACCAATGGTAAATACATCAACGCTTTCACGGCTTTTTTTAGTGCTTAATGCACCACCACTTAAAGCTGTTTGCCCTTCTTGTATTGTTTCATTCTGTTGTTTCTTAGCTTCGTAAAATGCTCCCAACTCTTGATTTGCTCCCTCAACCTCACGACTAAAATCATCACGGGTTCTATTTGTTTGCAAACTTTCTAATTGCTTAACAATAGGACGTATTTCTTTTGGCAAGTCTTGGAGTGTTACACTCATTTTGTTGCCACTTAAATATGTTTCTACTAAATTTGATTCGCTTGGCAGTAAGGGACGCATAGCCTCATTGCCTTTGTTATCTGTAGTTTTAATTGGAGAACCATATATTACAGACAAAAGACCAGAAGAAAGACCCTTGCGATAGCGCATTATACCATTTTCAAGAGTTTCAGAAGGAATCTTTAGCCTTACGCCTTCTGCTCTAATGCGCTGTTCATTACTTTCAAACTCTGCAATAGCACCTGATATATTACCAGCGTCAATTTTTTCTCTAAGAGATTGTGTTAATCCATTGAAACCAGTTTGTGAATCTGGGTTAAGCATCTTGCTAACCCAGTCATATTGTGCATCTCTTTCTTGTTCTGTAGCTGTTGCATCTGAAGCGCGTTTAATTCTTACAGCATTAGAATGTATAGAATCTAGCTCTGTACTTATAGCAGAGTTTATCATTCCTTTATAATTGCGAGTAACTTCTTTGCCTTCTTCGCCTACTTGGAATGTAAATTTATCTGAAATGCCAACAAACTTTTGCAGTCTTGGGTCTAGCTTGTCTGCTCCAACACCAGTGCGTATTACTTGCTGTAAGCTAACTAAGTCAGATGGCTCTAATGGATTGGCAGTATTTAATGATTTTTCATATACAGAACCAATATTGCGAGCAATACCTACACCAGCCCCTTTAACAAGTTTGTTTTCTTCTGTTGAAAATGTTTCAGAGTTATGCACACCTGCTGTTAAGCCTGTTCTCTGAGCCTCAAGAAACCCATCAAATCCGCCAAGAAAATCTTCAAGCTGACCTTCATTGCCAAAATCTAAAACAGCCGCAGAGTTGGTAAGTGTTAAGGAATCAGAATCACCACCTTCTTGCAAAGCAAAAAGATTATTCTCTAAATCTCTTTGTGCATTGCGCTTAATAAAATCAACTTCTGTACTTGCAATAAGAGAAGAAGAAATACCACTTACAATATTTTCAAATCTAGGTAGAGCAGATTCTGTAATCCCCTCTGCGTATGAACGCATACGCTTTGAATAGTTTGCATAGCCATCAGGCTTCAGCATTTCTTCTGCGTAAATTTTAGCGGACTCTGTTTTTAGGTCTTGCTCAACCTCAGTAACATACCTGCGTTCTACTACTTGCTGATATGCACGAGATGCCGCGCGACCAAACTGTGGCGGCACTTCAAACGCTTCAGGCTGTCCTGTCTCTGGATTGATTGTTCTTATCTGTTGGCTGGTAGCAGATATGCCACCTTCTTTACCTGCTTGCTGTGCGTCTTCAATAAGCGTCTTAAAAGACCCCTCAATCAAAGTGTCTGCAAATTGACCTAATGACCTTGCGCCTTCAACATTGCCAATTTGTGCTTTAACCACACCAATAGGCTGTGATAAAAATTGACGTTTTTCTCTAATCACTGCCATTATTAATACCTAATCAAATAAACTTTCACCAACACGATACTGCTCATACCTAAACAAACCAGATGCAATAGCAGAGCCAGCACCCAGCAATGCGGCTTGTTTTGCTTGGTCTGCTCTTAACGAAGTTGCTTTCTGAGCTGTTTTTAATTGAGACACACTCATTGTTGTTTGAGCTTCAATAGACTCCACATCCTCTGCGTTTATTAATCTTTGACGTTCCATAAAAGCTCTAAAACTTTTATCTGATATGTCACGATTCATACCACTAAGGAACGTAGCTCTGTTAATAGATTCGTTTGCCGCAAACTGTGCATTGCGAAGATTCATTTTTTGGCGACCAACAATCTTATCTTGGTTGATTTTAAGTTCTGTTTGATAATTATCAAAAGCGGCTTGGTCTTGTGCGGCTTGTCCACCTTGCAAAGCAGACACAAACTTTAAGCCAGTGCCAGCAATTTGTGCCATTGTAAGAAAGTCCATTAGAACGATACCTCCGCTATAATACCATTTACTTGCGCTTTAAGAGGCGCAGACTGCGTTATCTTAACTGTTGGGTCTTTACTAAACCCTAACAATCTAAACTCTTTCTTGCCTGTTACAGCCTCTCTGCCAAGCGCAAAGTTATTATTAACCTGTCTTATCACCAGTCTGTTGTTATTAACTGAAACAGACAAGGTGTCTACTAAATCAAGTATAACACGATTTACTCTTCTTGGGTTTCCTGTTAATGGGCCGCCTTGCACAGAAGCGTCAATGGGTAATGTTTCAAACTCTACATTAAACTCTAAACCAATCTCTGCGTTTGTTATTAGCTGTACAGCAGACACATCTACCTCACCATTAGCTACAGTAAACTGACCAAGATAGTTATCCCCATCCACCACAGATACAACTGCATCGTTAGCAAAATGAGTAGATACATCAAACACACCAGCAGTGCCAGTAAAGCTGTCAGAGAAGTCCATGTTAAGGTTTGCATCAAACTCTGTAAGAATAAACTTATCTGTGCCATCACCTTTGTCATATTGCCCAATCAAAAACACCCTATCATCAATAGTACAGATAGAATGAAACTTACCCTCAGTAGTAAACTGCGACCATCCTGCACGTTGCTCGCCTCTGTTAGAAGTAAACAAAGCAATCGTACCATCGCTGTTTAGGATAAACGCATAGGACTCTGGCCTGTTAATTGCACCACGCAAGATAGACATCTGTACAGGGTCATTGATTAAATGGGATGATAGCTGACTAATTGATGTGGCTACATATGCGGCTTCTGCATCAGAGTAGATATACTCTCTAATAGCAGAGCCATTCTTTTGCACATAAATAGTAGCACCATCTAATGACTGCGGCTTTACAAAAGCAGAGCCATAAGGCGTTTGTCTTTTAATCTGTGCGTTTGTAGGAGTAATAGGTTTTTCTGCAAACGCTGGAATATACAACTCTGATGTGCTGGTAAAAATTTGTAAATCACGATTAGAGACAATATGACGTACAGTGTTAATCTCACCAATACTTGCAGTAAGGTCTAGTGCATCATCATCTTCTGCACCGCCTACATCAAAATTAAAGTAGTCAGCACTCTTACTTGCCCATATTCCGTCAGGCTGTGCAATAGTACCACCAAACCACAAACGGTTCTCATGAAACGTAACAGCCGCAGGAAATCCCCTTAACTCACTGTATGATTGCTCTTCCCATTGTGTACTAGGTGCATGAGTCTCAATCTTAGGAGAACCGCCACCAACTGTGTTAGAATTAGCATTTTGACCAGCAGTAACAATAAATACATTCTGGTTTACAATTTCTTGTACTGAACGTGTGCCGTTTACTTGATTAGCGGCTATACCACCAACAGCACCAGCATCAGTTATAGTCACACTGTCTCCAGTTCTTAAGCCATGCAGTGCCATTGTTATCTGTATGTCAGCAGTGCCATCAGTTGTTTCAATGGCATCTGTGTCTAGATGAACTTCTAGCTTATCTACAATATCGCCAGTAGCCTGTGTTGCAGACTGCACAGATTTAATCTCAATCTCTTGACCATGAAAGCGAATGATAATCCCAATGTGCTTTGAATCCAGATAATCACTACCCGTTTGCGTACCTGTTGTGTCCCAATAGTTTGCGCTTGTTGTTAATATTGCGCCAGTGCCGCTTGTCTTTGATGGGTCTAGTGTTACAGCAGGGTCGTGAAATGAATAGTAAGGTTGGAATATATAGTTTTCATCTGCATCTGTGCGAAAGCCAAACGTACTTACCTCAAAATCATCAAGACTTGTGCGAGTAAGTTTGCGTATCAGAAAAGTATTGTGGCACAAAAACAGCACATCGCCTGATTGTGCGTATGTTATCTCATCAAGAATGCTATCAGTAATGGGCAGGGTTGCTGAGTCTACATCTTGTGTAATTGTTTCCACAAGAGTTATAGCACCAGTAGAAGGGTCTATCTTAAAGCAACGAATTTGCTCATGCTCAAGAGATATGATGTAACGCTCGTCATCAGAAAATATAAAAGGTATGATGCGATGTTGCATACGCTTTGATGAATCTACAGTCGTATCGAACTCATACACCTTGCGTGTGCCAAATCTTTTAAGGATTCCGCCCTCATTTCTGATAAAGAAGTTTTCAACCTTCTTAGCGGCAGAAGCGTAAACTTTAGTATCAGTGCGAGACAGCATAGAAGGACTGACTTCACCAAACTGAAAGTTTGAAATGGGAACTCTAATCCTTGCCATTAGCTACGCCTATTCGTAATGAACCTCGATGTTGCCAGCTTACGAGTTGTTTGTTGCTGTGAATCTAGTGTTCTGGCTTTAGTCATTGTTAGCTGTGCTTGCGTATTCATTAATCCAGCTAGTGCTGTGTCTCTAGCAACAGCCGTTGCAAAGACAGTAGCCAAAGCATACTCAACAGCAATCGTAAAATAAGAAGGCCAGTACACCTCATCTACACGGAATGTGTGGTCAAGAATTACTTTGTCTGATGGTGATGTATTAGCAAACAGCTTGTCACCATATAATTGATACTCAATAAGATTGTCATTTACAGTAGCCGCATGAGTCATCAGATAGTCTGACGGTAGCTGATACGCTCTATCATATCTGCCTGTAGGCAATGCTGTAAGTAAATTAAGTTCTGTTTGATTAGTAGAAAAACGCCAGCGTGAGTTTACCAATGCTGTACGAGCAACGTCCTCATACATATTGACCGAAACAAGAGCCTCGGTTGTACCGTCTTCAAATGAAGTGATTGTGTCTGCCCCAATTAGAATCAATGCTCTGGAACAGATATCAATCGGTGTATTTGCGTGGGTGCTACTTACTGCCATTGTAAGTTATGGGAGAGGTAAGTTAATACCTTGACCTCTCCCAAATCCTTTAATCGCTATCAGTAGCAGTAACAGCAACACCGTTTACGATGTCAATGTTTGTGCCATCAGACTGATTGCAATATGCAGTTGATATCGCTGGTGTACCACCTGTTGATGAAACAATAAACATAACGTCATTTTTGTTAATCATGCCGATTGCGTCTAGGAAGTAGTCCTCAGTGTTGATATCAGCAATAGTGTCTGCGCTTGTATAAATCCACATACGCTGTGCTGATGAGCCACCAATGAGGGTTAGGCCAGATGCTGAATATGCCATAATGCTAACTCCTCTTAGTTGTTGTCTAGAACTTCATAGATGCCGTTGGCATCAATGACCACCGCACCCATTGACATCATTGATGTTGCAAGGTGTGATACTTTTTCCGCGACATAGTTAATCTCAGTTGAGACATCAGAGTTTACACCCAATCCAATAGAAGATGTGTGATAGGCCATATTCTTACCAGCAGTTACTGCTGATGTTGAGAAGACCTTAAAGCCCATAAACTCTTTCATTGTCATGCCGCCAGCGAAAGGCAGATTCTGCTCACCAACAAAATCGCTAGATGCGAACTCGGTGATATTAAACAGGTCTGCATAACCTTTCGGGTGCATAGCAAGATAGCGGTTGCCATCTTCAGGGATGTCTGCTGAACCAAATGTCTCAAACAATGTTAAGATATCTGCAAGCACAAGTGCGCCTGTGGTATCAGCAATCTGAGTTGCGTTTGCGCCAGCGTCCATTGCTGTGATGAGAATCTCATCTGTCTTGCGACCAAGTGCGGCGGCTGAAGATTGTGCAACGGCTGAACGCTCGTTGATGTTTGTCTTCAGTTCATCCAACTTGTCAATGTATTCTGCGGCATAGAAATCCTGCATGGTTGCTTCCACTTGTGTGTGTGCAAGCTCCATAGGAGTTACATTGCCGTTGCGTGATTTAGTAGAGGCCGCGCCTGTACCAATTTTTTGGAAACGAACAGTTGAACCTGATACATTGCTTGCCATACGAACAGTGTTCCGCAATTTAGAACCCATGCGCTGATAAGCCATGTGAACTTCAGATTCGAACTGTTTGATAAATGCTACATCAATAGTATTAGCCATTTTCAGTCCTTCTGAGTTAAGTTGATTTTACTGCGGTTGTCTGCTTGGCATCCTCACTGCGAGTATCCGTTAGGGTCGCTCAGTGCATTACAGGCCGTTGTTGTAGATAGTAAACATTATTTTTCTGATTAATGCAACGCACAAATCTCATCATCATGTGTCCGTTGACTT